ACGCCGGCCGGGGCCCTTATTCTCCTGCAGGCTCCCGGCAACGATGGCTTCAGCCCTAGAAACGAATCCCCACCCTGCCTCTGATCGAATCCTGATCCGCCTCCATCCCGAGTCGGAATGGGCCGAGGTCGCGATCCAGGAACGCGCCGACTTTCCGGTCTGAGTCATACGTCAGCCCGGAAGCCCATTTGCTTTCGTTCCGCTTAATCCACTTCTCAATCGGTATGTCGATGCCGCCCACAATGTCGCCATCGGGCGAGCTGGCGACCACTCTCCGGCCCGATTCGGCATCATGGACAAGATCGAGGCGAACGGTCAGCGCCGGACACTCTTTGGCAGCGGGGCACATGCCATTAGCGTCTGGCTTGACTGGCTCCGGCTTCTTCTCTGGCCTGGGCCTAACCTTGACCACCATGGTGCGCTCCAGTTTGCCTGGTAGCTTTGGTGCGGGAATGCCTGTTTCAGCATCTGGCGCACGCTCAAGAACGACAGACCCGTCTTTCTGTGTGATGGCCGGCTTGTGTGTCTCGGTCACTTGCTCATCGTGATACAGCCACCAGCCAGACGCGAGGCCGGCCAGAAACAACACAACTGAATAGGCCCACTGATTACGGTTCATCGTCCTCACCCACATATTCATTGCTAGGCATTCCGTTCACCAGCACGATGGCGCCAAAGACTGCGAACAGCCGGGCCCATCGAATGGCATTTATCGTCATGTCGATGCCGTCACATAGCCGGCCCATCTTTCTGCTCGGCCTTCTTGCCGCCCACGTAGGAATAGCCGCCCAGTCCAGCCAGCGGCCCCGTTACTGCTGCCAGAGCGAGCGCAACGTCATGCCCGGCATATGCGGCCATACAGAGGATGATCGTTCCAGCAGCGAGCGCACTGGTGGCCAGAATGAGGCTCACGCGCTTAACGGATGGATTGCCGGTGCTGCCGTTCTCGACAATGCGAGCCAGCCAGGTAATCAGTCTGTTCATTGCAGCCCCGCCAGCGTCCCGCGCTTGTTTATGGTCAGTGTCTGGCGCCGTGATGGCTTGCCCGGTTCAGCGAACCCGATATGCACCCATGCGCCGAACTCGTGAATCAGTTGGTCGAACTCGATACCGCTGGCAAGAATGGCCTTTGCCACAGCAAGCGGGTTGCCATAGCCGGGACAGGTGAAGTCCACCGCCAAGCCGTGACAGTGCGCGCTGGTCTTGCTGCCGCCGATGCTGGCGTTGACCTCGGGTGACCGGTAGCCGCTGGTGACAATGATCGGCTTGCCCAAGCCTTCGCGGATGGCGTCCATGCGCTGCGCCGTCTGCTTCAGGTTTTCGAGTTGCTTGCCGAAGGGAACATTCTTGAGCCCGCGCCGGGCAGCCGATTCCGAGACAGTCAATTCAGACAAAGCGAAGTATTTCGAGAGCGACATTCAAACCCCCTTGATCCCATGCGCAGCCAGATACAGATACAGCAGCATCGCGAACGCCATCGACACCGCACCCACCATCGAATACTTGCCGAACTTCACAAACTGCAAGTCAAGCCACTCCTGAATCGCCTCCTTCACCACTTCCTTTTGCTCGGCCTTTGTCAGTTGCAGTCGTGATTCGTCTTTGCCGGATTGCATGGCGCGTCCTTACAAGTTGATTGCGGAAATGTGGGCGGTGCTGGCCATGCTGACGTACACGGCAAGCGAAATCAGGATGATGAAGGTCAGGACTGTGCGCATTGCTTGAGTCCTGCTTGCTCGATTGCCTCTGCCGGCGACAGATCAGACACGTCGCACATGCCAAGAACGTCAACAATTTCAGACGGAATCCAGCCGGACGAGATGAAGTGAGTAGCGGGAAGGTTGCCAGATGCGGACAGGCCAGCCGTGAACATGCCAGCGCCTCCAGGTATCTGTGCAGCTGCGTCTCTGGCGGCTTGTGCCTTGCTGGCTGGAACGATGATAGTCGCGAATACGTCAGCCATCAGTAAGCTCCCGTCTTGCCGTTCATATAGTTTTCAGTCTGTGCAACTTGCGCAGCGGTAGACTGTGCAAACCGGACGATGATCCCGTAAATACGCCCGCTGAAAAAGAACGATGAGACACGGCCACCAATGTATATAGGGTAGTTCCCGTAGTTACCGGTTCCTTGGTCTGCTGTGTTCGTGTTAATTACCGCGCCGTTTACGCGCATCTGAGCAACATCCCCGGAAATATCCCCAATGCCAGTCTCAACAACAGTTATAGGCGCTGCATAAGCCGTTGATGCAGCAGTCTGTGCTGTTGTTCCCTTGCTACTGAATGTAACGTTAGTTGCTGCATTGGCATTAGGCGCGGCGATACGGAACGACCCGTTATTTGTCACAATGTCAGTGCTCAACTCACAGATAATTGCGCGAGCTGCGTCACTTGCCTTACGGTATCCAGCCCAAACAGTGAGCTTGTTAGTGCCAGAATTGATGCTGGGCGACAGCATGTAGTCATCAACGCCGTCAGGTTGTAAGTAGTAGCGGCCCGTGCTGTCCTGCGCCAGTACTGGCCGGCTAGCCGCTGTCGACTGGGAAACGTGGTTTGCACGCCCTGACTTGTCACGGATAAGGCCGACAGGCTGCCCAACAGCCGTCACAGGCGTCGTGCCTGCCGAGTCCTGAAACATGGTCGAGAAGTCAGACGGGTCAAGCCAGATGCCCTGCTCGCCAGCAGCGAATAGGGCGAGCGGCGAGAAAGGAGCCCCGCTGACGTCAATCCCAAAGCCAAAGCCGAATCGCATGATCAGGCGCCCCGGAGACCAACAAGGCTAGCTGCGGTAGTTCCCGTAAGCCAAATCTTTTTTACCCCAGAGAGAGGGATAATTGCACCGCTCGGAACGCCAACAAACGTGATTGCATTGTCTGCGGCCGTTGTGACTTTTACATTGCCGCCAACACCGACATAAACAGCAGAAAATACCGGCTGATCCGTTGAGTCACTCAGCGTAATTTCTGCGCCATCAGTTGCGAGATAAGGAGCGCCCATTTTTTCACCCTCAAGAATAAGTTCGAACGATTACAAGGCCTGGCGTTGCAGCTCCAGAGACTGCGCCACTTGAGATATTTGTGTTGGCGGATCCGGATGATCCAGCGCCATATCCCTTGGCGGCAGAGCCAGATGAAAGCGTGCCTGTGCTGCCGGCGCCAAATTTCGACACCGATCCTGCGCTTGGAATGTAGGTAGTGCCAGAAAGCCTTACAGCGTTTCCGCCGCTGGCGCCTTGACTCGACATGATGACTTCCCATGCCCCTGTGACAGCTGCCGATCCGCCATTACCAGCAAGAGCAATCGCAAATGTATTTCCATTGGCAAGTCGCCCACCGCCAATACCGCCATTGGCAAGAAGGTATTGCGTGATCGATGCCGAAAACCTTGATAAGCCGCCATTATTCCCGGCTGCATTCGTGGCCTGAGCCCCATCCGCACCAACCGTTACAGTCTCAGTTGCTGAAAGTAGGCTGGCCAGGCACGTTGCGTGAACGAAAGCGCCCGCTCCGCCGCCGGCTCCCAGGGCGGAATTGCTTGCAGTCGATGGCTCTGCCCCACCACCAGACGCTCCCCCGCCAACCATTTCAACTTCAACAATGGCGGAAGACGTAATCCCGGAAGGCTTTGTCCATGTGTGCGAGCCCGCGGTGTTGAACACCTGAATATCGATGAGCCTTCCAGGAAGCGTTGCCAACTCAGCTGCAGCCTGTGCAGCTTCGGCTGCAGCCTGCGCTGCTGCTGCAGCCCCAGCAGATGACGAAGCCTGCCCAGCACTGGCCGTCGCGCTCGATGCAGCAGAAGATGCAGTGGATGCGCTCGTTGACGCCGCAGTCTCGCTGGCCAGCGCTGCCGTTGCCGCCGTCGATGAAGTGCCCTGACTGGCATAGGCAGCCGCCGCAGCCGCCGCAGCAGCGGCCTCTGACAAGCTGGCAGAGTACGCAGACGCAGATGCATTTGCCGCGCTTACAGCAGCAGAACCATCACCTGAAATATCAATGAATTTGGTAGTATCGAACGATCCGCTGGAGGTGTGCGCTGTGTGGCAGATATACGCAACGCCAGTGTATTCAACGAGGTCGCTGACAGCGTATTCAGTCGCTGCTGCCCACTCTCCGCGAGGGATTGATCCGCCAACGGCAATGAGCGCACGAAGCTGGTTGCTCAGGGCATAGGTGCCAACAGAGAAGTCTTTGAACTGGCCATCATCCCGTTGCATTAGCTTCAGGTTGTTGTTCATGGCGTTGATAGACGACGCTATGTTCGCCAGTTCGGTATCGAGCGCAGAGGTTGATACAGTCGAGCGCCCGGCCTCGTTATTGGCCTCTGCCTGACTGAAGTCTTTGGTCGGGTCGTAATCTGGGGCAAATGACATGCAGCAATCTCCTGATTGCCACAGACTGCCACTGCTGCCGTCTGTCCATGCGAAGTTGAGGACTTGACTCTGGACCGCCTTGCAGTATGCTTTACCTCGGAGCCTGATAACTCCAGCACACGAGCGGCACCCGCACCCGAAAGACTTGCGGTATTTTTTTGTCTGTTGCTTGGCGGCAACGGTTCATCTCGGGTTAGGTCGGGAGTCGGCTAATACAATACCCCGCAAGGGGGAATATGCCGGCCCGTCTCGTGTGGGTTATCAGCTCCCGACCTTTAACCATCGGCCCTGATAAGGCCACACGAGGTGAATCATGTCCGGCTCAAACGCTGTTTCCGTGTTCCAATTCCATTCCCATGAAATCCGCACCGTCATCAAGGATGGCGAGCCGTGGTTTGTCGCTACCGACATTGCCGAGGCGCTCGGCTATCGGAACGCCCCTGATGCAGCACGCCATCTCGATCATGACGAAAAGGGTACGCAGATTGTGCGTACCCTTGGCGGGGCTCAGAAACTAACCATCATCAATGAATCCGGCCTGTACGCCCTTGTCCTTCGCTCCCGCAAGCCAGAGGCACGGAAGTTTGCCAAGTGGGTAACCGGTGAAGTCCTCCCCGCCATTCGCAAGACCGGCAAATACATCGTGAATGACCCGGACACCGTGACCGTCAGTCGAAACCAGCTTTACATTCTGTGCTGGCATACTCGCCACATCAGCCAGGCATGGATGAAGACGCTGGAGCCATCCCTTAGGGTCATGGGCTCTCCCATTGCCGGCAATCTTCGGGACCATGTCGTTAGCGCACACCTGGCCGCCAGCACGCTCTCTGACTTCATGGCGGCAGACAAGGCGCAGATAGCCCTTCAGCTGGCCTGATTGCAGTCAGCCCACGACAAGTCACGGCTACGCCTGTAGCCGTGCAGCGCTGCGCTGCGGACATGACCCAATCGGACCATTCAGAAACGCTTCGGACGCGCTACAATGGCCACAGAGGACACTCCGGGCCATAGGAAATGAAGCTTTCATACGAAGCAAAACGGATACTTGCTGTTGCCGCCATCAAGGGGTGGGTAGTGGTGATGCCACTGCTGCTCATCACTGGCTGGTATTTCCTTGCTCATGAATATCTATCGCCAACCTTCGCGGTAATTGGCTCAATAGTTTTCTTCCTGCAATGGATGTATGAGGACGGCGCAAATTTATGGATTGCCCTGCGCTACCCCTTCTCCCGAAAGGGCCCGCCTGATCATCTCTGAAATCGAGCTCACAGGAACTACTGGTAACGGCTGCTTCGGGATGGCTGCCACAGGCCCCTTCAGCGATTCCAGCAATACTGACTTGTCCTGCCACCGCTGGGCGCCGCCTCGCACAAAGCCGCCAACGCCCCCGTTGCCAACATTGGCCTCCCGAACAAGATTCATGGCCATGCTGGCCGTTCCAGACGGATTCTTGTCAGGCACGGTCAGGTGATGCCCAGCACGCTGTAGCGTGGCAATCTGCTTGATCTCATCTGGCGAAAAAAGAACGCGCAACCTCCCCGTTCCAATGCGGTTAATCTCTTCAGAGAATCTGGCGGCATTCCATGCCCCGTTGCGACCGGTAGACTTGTTTACGATGTCCTGCCAGATGTGCGCACGTACCTCATTCCATGCCTGAGAGCCAGCCTGATTGAGCTCATCCGTTGGCATGTCGCTCAATGTTGACTTGATGTGATTGAGTTGTGAATTGTCCAGCCTGGCGATGAATTCAGGCACACGCTCTGTTGCAACAGCACGGTTGATGCCGGTCTCCTCCAGTAGCTTTGCAACCCCGGACGGGTCATCCAGAAGCCTTGCTTTTGTCGCCCGCAGCTTTCTGGCAGAGTTATAGATGTCTGCGCCAGCAGAGCGCGTGACGTCATCATCAATCGAGTTCTTGAGGGTCGAAATAACCCGGCTTGTTCTTGGCGTCCATACCTCGCCAAGGTACTGGCGCAAGCTCTCTGCTTGTGCAGCAGTCACGCCTTTGGCTACAACACGACCATTGCCAGCATCAGCAATAATGCCAAGCTCCTGCATTCTCCGCTGGAGGCCGCTTAGTAGCGCTGTACCCTCCTGCGTTCCAAGAAACTTCGACTGGTTATTCTGTATTTCCTTTATCGTGCCAAGCATTGGAATGCTGCTGCCCTTCTCTGCGGCACGCTTCTCGGCCTCCCGGTAAAGGGTACGGATATTGTCGTCATACCAGCCATCAACACCATTGAGTGCCTGCATGACAGCCGATCCACGATCCGCCGCCTCTGCGCCCGGGGTGCCACCAGTCTTCAGGCCAATATCATCCGCAAAGCCACGAAGCGCCAGCCGCTCTGTTTCAAGTTGTCCGGCCATTTTCTCGCCAGACGGCGTCCATGACTTTGACAACTCCATTTCCCTAGAGAGCTGCACAGGATTGCCAGTTACTGCCCCGGCCCTTGGGGTCCCGACACCAACAGCATTGATGTCTGCCGTGCGAACGGCGGCAGGCAGCGGGACGCCGCGACCAGCAACAGATTGCGTCCCGGCCAGCACATTGTCAGCAACCTCACTGCCAATTCGCGTTGCGCCAGGCAGGTTCTTGCCTTGCGGAAGGGTTTCGCGCGCAGCCGAAATGGCATCATCAATGATTGTTGGGGGCGGCACGGCAGAAGAGGCAGGCAGCATGCCTTTCCCCATCCTGACAGCCGTCTGAAGCGCTGGGGGTAGCACTGCATTTACGGCGGCACCAAGCGCCGTCCCTGCACCGGTTTGCGCGGCAACAGAGCTATCCTGAAACCCCTGAGATGTAACGGCGGCAGCAGTGCCACCCTGAACTGCCCCATCAATTACTCGAGCCGGCCAAGTTGTCTTTCCCGCAAGAAGCGGGACTGCATCTGTTGCCCTAATTCCGCCCAATGGCAGCGTTCCAACCACTGTTCCAGTCAATCCCCCTATCTTGCCAGCGGTTGACTGCCCGTAATTCTGCTGCAGGCCATTGCGAATGTTCCGAGTGACCTGAACCGGCCCATTGGTTATGCCAGTTGCCTTTGTAATCGCCTTGTCGGCTTCGTGCAGATCAATACCAAGGGCGCTCGCCCCCTTGTCGATCATGTTGCCGCCAAGGCCGAGTGTGGCCTCTACGGCTGCCGCTGCAGGGTCAATTACGGCTCCGCGAACCGTTGAAACGGCTGCATCCGCGGCATTCTGGAGCATGCCATACAAGCTAGTGCTGTCTCGCCCGTCATCCTGGCGCGGAGGCCGTGCTACCGGCTGCGGCTTTGGTGCAGGCGCTTCTGGTTTCATGAAGCTGGATTGCGCGTAAGCCATTACCTCGGATTCTGTTGCTTTGTCCGGAGCCGTGATTTCAAACCGCTCACCGGTTGGTGAGGTGACCTCATAACGCGCCATTACGGGAGCCTCCTAATGCTGAATCCGCCAGCAGCTGGCGGCCTTGAGTCTTCCGGAAGCGCCCTGCCGGCACGAAGTCGCAGCGCATCAAGATACATCAGCATGGATGCTTTCTTCTGATCAATGACCGCTTGCGAGTCGCCAATCTGTGGGGTTAGCTCGGCAATTTTTTGTTTCGCCTCATTTTCATTTACGCCTGCCCCTGTCGCCGCTCTCAGGGTCGCCTCTGCGAAAGAAGATGCCGCCTGATTGAACTTTTGCCGCTCTGGGCTGCGCGTAAAATTCGCAGCCGCTTCTGGAATGTATGGAATGCTCTCAATGATGCCAGGAGAGCTTGCCTCGGGGTCAGCGGCCATTGCAGCAAGCATGTCTGTGTACGCCTTATCTGCCTGCGCAACCCATCCTGCCGCCTTTCGCTCATCCTCAGTTGGGGCGCCAGGCTTGTTGGTTGCATCCGCTGGGCCACCAGGGATAACCTCAAGTCCGCCGTTGGGAGACCAGCGATAGCCAGCTGGGGGTTTGTCTGGGCCAGATCCAGACGAATACCCCTTCGCAATCGTGCGGAAACTACCTGATACAGGGTCCCACTCCTGAGTCTCAATGACCCCGCCATTGTTGACCTGTCTTGTCGTTGGCGCTTTACGGTCGGTCTTCACATCAAAAGGAAGTGGCTGCCACCCATTCTCGCTCACCCCCCATGCCTTCCCATTGGAGTCGACAACGTGCGATCCAAGCCACTTGCCTCCCTGTGGATTGAGCATGGTGCGAGCGTCAGCAAGCATCTTCAGTCCATCGGCATCGCCCGCAGCAAGAAGCTCGCGCATTGCTCCTGCGATATTTGAGACGGCCGGAACCGCCTCCCGTCCAGGAGAGCCAGTTGTCGATATATTCGGAATCAGATCATCAATCGAGGCCTGTGGTGTAGCTTCGCGTTTTTCAACCATATTCTTTGGCTGACCAAGCAACGCATCATGAGCGCCCTTTGTCAGAAGATTCATGGTTGGATTGCTGTCGAAGTTCGCCTCAAGGGTGTCAGGAACTGCTGGAATCTCGGGCTGGAAGTTGCGTGACAGAACCCCCTGACGATACTGCTTAAGGGTTGCTTCTTCAGTGGCCTTTGCCAGTCGTGATTGCCGGGCCTCTCGATTGCCCTCTATCTGCTCGCTCAATATGGCATCGGTGTTTGCCTGCCGGTAACCTTCCTGCTGTCCTGCACGGCCAGAAATGACGGCGCCAAAAATACCGGCAAGCCCATTTCCAAGCGTGGTTGAATACTTTGGCATTACAAAATCCTCTCAGCCAACATTGCCGAACATAGAGTTACCTGACGCGCCCGTAGTGCCTGCAACCGCTGCTTTCTGGCCAGCAGTCAGCCCGCCAGCACCTGCAGGCGCATACATTACCCCGCCCAACTGCAGCAACTGACCAACCAGCTTGGCATCATCACCCTTGTGTGAAGCCTCCCCCAGGCGCGTGCTCATCAGGCTTTGCGTCTGCTGCATTTCCTGACCAATGCCGGCGACACGATCATTCGAATCCATCACCCGCATAGAGTTTTCCAGATTGACCGTATCGCCTGCGCCAGACCGGCCCATCAGCCGTGTCAGCTTGGCAATGGCCTCCATCTGCTTTGTCGCCCGGTCTGCCTTGCCTCGCAAATAGTCCTCAGAGACAGCCCCAGTGGCGCCATCTGCAGGCGCTTTGTTTATGTCTGCCATGGCCGCGCCCAGCGTTTGCTCTCGCTGTGTAGCGGCGTCTTCATACCGGTCACCCATGCTGTTGGGATCAAATGTTTCTTTGGCAGTATTCAGCACTTCGCTGTTAATCCTGCCCTGTTGCTCACGAAGCGCAGCCGATCCATCACGCAATGCGTTGTTTGTGGCCTTTTCTGCCCGCCTTGCACCGTATTCGTTGGCTCCGAGGCCTGCCGCCATCAGCCCAATGGCCAGTGGATTGCACATGATTAACCTCCAGTGGCCGAGACAGTGCCGTTACTGGCAGACGGGGCGCTTACGCCAAGCTGCTTCATGCGCTGCTGGTATGCGTTCTGCTGCTGGTTCTGGCCATACAGGTAGCCCATTCCGGAGAAATAGTCCTGCAGGTTCTGCGCCAGGGCAGAGTCTCGTGTCTGTGCAATATTGCTTTGTGTCTGCGAGGCAGCCGATGCCAGTGCGGAGCCCTGATCCATGCCGCCGCGGATACGCGAGATCAGGTCAATGCGTGTCTGTTCGTCCTGGGCACGACTGGTATTGATGGCCGCTTCCTTCTGGTTTTCCATATCCAGAACGCCGCGCCCGTAGTTGTCGGTAAGTTCGGCGCCCTGATCCAGCGCAAGAGACCCGCCAACCTGACCATTGCGGGCAAGCTGGTCCTTCAGCATCCGCTCTGCCTGATCGCGCTGCTTGACCAACTGCGGCATCCGGGCGGCCATTACGTCATTACCCAGGGTGCGGTAGTTTTCTTCCCGCTTGGCCTTATTGGCATCGAGCAAAGCACGGCGCTTTTCCACGTCTGCTGCACGCTGTGCCGGCGTTCTTGGATCAGCTAGAGATGCACTCATCTGGCTGGCCGTCGATGCAAAGCGACCGAGGGTGCTATTGGATGCCGCCGGCAATGATGCCGCCACTGTGTTGACGCCTGCCGCCTTGGGGTCACCAACGCCAAACAGAGCATTGAGCTCAGAAATCGCTCTGTCCTGCTCTGCCCGGATACGCTGCTGTTCTGCAGCCTGTGCGTCTGATCCGCCGCCCGTCTTTGATCCCATGATTACCTCGTTGCCGAAAACATAATGAAATCGGCGCCAGTCTTTCCCCACTTAGGCAGTGGCGTTTCATCCTTCAGGCCAATGGCACGAAGCCATGGATGTGTTCGCTTATGCCGTGAGTCGGCAAATGCATGCACACGATGAAGCTGGCCATCCCTAAGTGCGCCACTGATGCTTTTCTTTGCCATGCGCGAAATGGCTACAGCGCACTCCGGTAACCTTTTTGTTCCCACAAGCCACAGGGTTGCTACATTCGGGTAGAAAAGTGACATCCCGCCAATTGCAACCGGCTCACCGTCTTTGGCCAACGCTGCCCATGACGGCCCGGGAGATCCCATGCATATTTCCGCAAAACCTTCCGTGCTATCCAGCCAGTGCGTCTCCAGAATTTCAGCAGCGTCATCATCGATCATGTTGTCGACAACGTGACGCGCATGCTCTTCTGTCAGACTCACAATCACACTTGCACCCCAAGGTTCTCGAAGTAGTACGTGATGGCATGTAGCTCAAAATCAGCTGCGTCGTGGTTCACAATAACCGGCGCTAGGTTGGTGGCCAGCAGCTCAACCGGGAGAATGCGGCCCGGGCGGCTATCGCCTGTCAATTCAACCGGTGGCGTTGTAATCAGGTCTGGTGACCGAACGTCATACCGGTGCGCAATGGTACCTGTACCAGTAAGCACGAGATCCATCCCCCATACCTGCTTCAAAACGCCAGGCATCTTGAAGTCTACAAACGCAAGCTCAGCGGTCACTGTGAACGTAACGCCATCATCATCGAATGCGGTGTCATCCATGCGATATACATCGTTGCCAGACCGAATGTAGAGCGTTGCATCCAGTTCTGTCAGGTAATCGAGGGAGTACGGGAATTCATAGATTGACCAGGCACTGATCTTGCCGGACCGGCTGAAGGTGTACACAAGGGCCTTGGTGCCGTAATACATCCAGAACTGGCCGCCGCCCCGGTAATACAGTGCGCGAGGCGAGTTGCTGCCGAATATCGAGGTAATGAGTGAGTCAACCGGTGAGCCAACGTCAACGTCGATCAGGTTGCTCGTGTTCTCAAGGTTCGTGATGGAGCGCACGCCCTGGGGCGACAGAAAGAACACATCGCCGCTCATATTGGCATGCGAATACGGATGCTTTGACCCAACATCCACAATCTGTGCGAGTGCGTTATTGGTTGGCGCAGTATCCACAGTCCAGACCTGCGCGGAATCAGGGAACAGGACCAGCAATTGCGAGTTGTACTCACCAAGGCCCTTGGCCACAGTAGCGCCAGACTGCTGCAGGCCGACCGGCAGAAACCCGGCATCGCTGGCAGTTGTCCAGTCGCGCGGGTTGCTGGTTGCCGTAAACCTTACGGTGTCACCAGTCGTGCCAATGGCCCAGATTGACTGAGCCTTCTTGATCACTGCCTTGGTGTTCGGGCAGTTCACATCAGAAATCCATGTGCGGCGCGCAACAACCTGGATGCCTGACTGCGTACCAGAAGTGTTGACCGCTGCGCCACCAATCGTGGCAGACACCTGGTAGGTATCTGCCGTCAGGCCCGCTGCAATAACGTAATACGTTGCCGCAACGGTCAGCCCTGTTGGTAGTGCTCCAGTTGTGCCAAAGGTGATGGCATCGCCTGCCACGTAACCATGGCCAACCTGCGTGAAAACTGCGGGCGAGGCAATCGTGATCGTCACTCCCCTGAGTGTGTCCTCAAGGTAGTGGTGCTTGATGCTGCCGTCCGTGTACTCTGCCGACACATACAGGTACCCGTTGAACACGTCGCTGTACCACATGCGCGACAACTCAAGGGCTGGCGTCGTCGGGTGCAGTAGCTTGTTCGCCTCAAAGGTCGTGTCGGCATGCGTAATAGTGCTTGCGCCAGCATAGAACGTGTTCAGCTTACCCTTGCCGGCAGACAAGCCAACGGTGCCAGCCTCAAGATCAGCAATCTTGACAGTGCCTGGGCGCTTCTTGATCGTGCGGCCGGTGGTGGCGTAGGCATTCGTGAGGACGCGCAGGCGGTTTGCGTCAGAAGTGGACGGGCCCTTGCGCAGGTCAAGCCCGAAGTCGAAGCGATCAAAGGTAATGGCGGGCATCAGTCACGCCCAACCACTTTTGGAAAAGGAATGGTGCCTGCCGATGATTCGCGCCGGAATACAGTCTTCGTCCGGTTGCGAGCCTTCAGCTTGCTGAGCATTTCTGACAGCTGATTCGAATAGGTCTGGGCGTCCGGCTGCCGGTAATGCAGCTTGGCATTGGTCAGGGCATGCAGGAACACCAGATTAGAATCCAGCGTTGTTCGGTCATTATCGGCATTCAGTGCACCAAGCGACCGCTTGTAGTACCGGCGCATGGTGTACTGCTGATCAGGCGCTGGCCAGACCTCCATCTGCTCAAACACCTCAAACCGGCAAGGCGCACCGGTAGAGTCATTCGAGCGCATGTCCCAAGTAATGCCGGGATGAAGCTCTGTCCAGATGCCTGACTGCAGAATGGCCACATTAATCAGGTTTTCAGGCTCACAGTCAGTCGGGTAGTCATAGTTCGACTGCTCGACACCCATCAGCCTTTCTTCGAAGGTGATGAGTCGGCGCCACTCAAACTGCTCATAGAGTTGCGCCTGCCCATTCCTGATGAAGGAATCAATGATCGGCGCGTTCACGACACCGGCTTCACCGGCCATGCCAAAGCCAAGACGGCTCTGAATATCTGACCGGATGTCGCCAAGTGTTCTGCGAAGCGCCGTCATGGATTATTCCTCTTCGGTGATAGCTGGCGCTGCTGCCTTCTTGCCGCGACCCGGCTTTGCATCAATTGCCAGGTCTTCCAGAACGCGAGCAAACTCGCCAAGGCGACCAAACACCCGCTCCACATATGGCAGTCCGGACTTCGGGTCTTCACCGTACTGGCGGATCAGCCGTTCGTATTCTTCGGCAGGCTCAACTTCCTGCGGCGCAACATTGTGCGTGCCCTTCTCGTCAACCGAGATCGGCTTGTCATGTACCAGTTCAAGAATCGGCAACTCGTGCGGCATCACAATGCGTGCCACTTTCTCTGCCATGTCGCGTTCGATGACGGCGACTACAAATGCAATTTTCATCAGGGTTGCTCCAGGTTAGCCAAGGCCAAAAAAGGCAGGGGCTGTTACACCCCTGCCAAGGCCCTGAGATCAGGCGATCGACAACACCGCATTGGCATTGCGACGGTTGGTGGTGAGTGCACCACGCCAGGTGATGGCGCAGTAGTACTCGTAACGGTTGTACGCACGCGGAGGCTTGCGGGTCACCATGTCCTGACCTGCCATCGGACGCAGCTTGATGGTCTTCATGTTCAGGAAGTAGCAACGCTTGGTCCAGCCAATGGCAGGAGATTCAAGACCACCGAAGTTGTCATCAAATTCCGGGCACCACTGGATCTCCACGCCCTTGAAGTAGATCTTGCCGGTGCCGCCATCGATGTTGCGCATGCCGCTGATGTCAGATTCCAGCTTGCCGAAGCTGTTCATCAGGAACTTGCGGTAACCCTCGATGAAAGACCAGCCAGCGAAGATATGGGTCGGCTTGCCGCCATTCTTCACGCAGTTCTTCCACTGGGTTTCCATGCCATCGAGGATGGTGCCGGTGGTGGTGGTGACGGTCAGGCCAGTGCTTGCACCGTTGCGCCAGTAGGCATTGGCGGAAGCGCTGGTATCGATACCGCCGACAGTGCCGGTGGACGGTGCCAGCGAAATCAGCGCATCCAGACCGGTGATGGCGTCAGAAGAACTGGTGCCGTCAAGGTGCAGATAGGCGCTGAACTTCTCGCGGAAGCCTTCACGCAGGACCGTGTTCTGCTCTTCCAGCAGATTGGTCAGCATGACGCGCTCAGCCTGCGAGGCCTCGCCGCCACGACCTTCGATCATGGTGATGCCGTTCTGTGCCAGGCGATCTTCATCAATGGCATAGCCATCGTGAGCGGTACGCCAGGGGAACTGCGTCTGCTCGTTCACCGCACGGCGGTTGTAGGTCACTTCCTGTGCACCATTGATCCACTGGAAGTTGGAGTTGTAGGACTTGCGCAGCTGCTCAGTCACATACTGCTTGCCGCCCGGGAACTCCTGCTTGCCTTCCATGAGGGCATTGAAGAGCGGACGGTCCTGCATGACCTGGTCGATTGGAGCGCCCTTGATATGAAAATCAAGAGAGACTTTCTGAGCTTCCTGAAGCTCACTGGTTGTAAATGGCATTTTGCCACCTCCATGAATGATAGATTGGTTGCTTCTTCACTCCGGTGGCGAGCCAGATCGGTACAGCCAGGTCATTGCGTGCGGCGCTGATCCCCGCAACAGCGTGTAACGTCGATCAAGGCTTAGCGGTAGCCAAGCGCCTGATCAATTGCTTCCTGAGCAGACTGAGGCTTGGCGCTTCCACCAGCAGCACCCGTTGGCCGAAGCGGAGCCACGTTGCTGCGGGGTTGCGGCGCCTGAACGCTGCTCAAAGATTCGTACAAAATCCGTACCTGATTCGGAACAAGGTGCACAGGCATGGTCTGCATCAGCTGCGGAATCTGCCTCAGGATGATTGCTTCCTTCGCGGCATAATCCGGGTCCGTCTTGCTCCACTGCATCGCCATCTGGTCAATCTTGGTGATGGTGTCGTTTGCGGCCTGCTGAAACTGTTCATGCTGTGCAGTGCGCTCCTGTTCCTGCTGGCGCTGCTGCATGCCGATATGCTGCTGCTGGCGTGACCGCGCAATCTCCAGCGCAGTCGGCATATCAAGCTGCAGCTCAGTCACGCGCTGACGCAGGTCAGGGAACGAGCTCAGCGGATCTACCTGGACCTGCTGGCCAGACGCCAAGGCAAGCTGGTTGGCCTGTTCCTGCAGGATCTGCATGGCAGAACCGAAGTCACCACTCACCAGCGCCTTGCGGTAATCAGCAAAAACGACCAGATCAGAGGCAGCCTGCTCGTCAGTCAGCACATTTTCACGAAGCCAGTTGTGCGCCTCTTGGATTTCCGTGACCTGGGCCGTCAGCTGCTCGATCTTGCCGTCGCGCTCCTTAACGCCTTCGGCCAGCTTCTGAAAGCGCACTTGCGCCTTCTCGCCAAGCCCCTCTGGCATCTTGGTCAAATCTTCCTCAGGCTTTGCTTCAGCCTTTGGCGCCACCTCTGCTGGCTTTTCAGCCACAACAGCGGGCACTTCCTCTTTCTTTTCAGCAGGAGTGAATTCCTCACTATCCTGCAAAACACCATCAATGGCGGCATTCACCACATCGAGGGCGGTTTGCTCAGGCGGATCCTGAATCTGATTAGACTCAATATCCGGTAGCGTATTCGGGTCCAGTTCCGGGGGCATATTGCACCTGTTGGTTCTCAGGGTTGATAGGTATCACGTCCGCCTGATTTCCATGCGAAGTGACTTCTTCTACGCCGGTCTGCGCCGGCTGTTCTGCTGGTGGTGGAAGGAACTCATCCACACTCAAACGCTCATCGAATCTGCGCAAGGTTTCGCCAAGCAACTTGCGTACTGCCTCGGCCGCCTGCTGTTGGCCCTGGGCCATAAGTTGCTGGTACTGAATCACTGCGTTCTGTATTTGTGGCGCGATCTGAATCCACTGGTCCCGCTCACGGAGTTTGTTCGGCTTGGCCGTAGAGCCAGCCCTGATGCTGATCTCGACAAGATCAAACATCTCAGCCTTCGTCATCTGCGGCCATACCGCATCTGCGCCAGCAATGCGCTGCACCTGCTCTGGTGTCATTTCCTGCAGCAGCACCTGGGCGGCAAAGATGGACATTTCAGACAGCCAGTCCTCAATCACGTCCATGCGCTCACCGGAGCGGCCAGAAGCACCGGACGCCATGATCTCTGCCTCTGTGGCAGTCTTCGCCTGCTGGATAGAGCCGGCAGCAGCGTCCTGGGCGCCAGACACCATTTCCAGATCACGCATGATTGGCGATGTGTCGTAAACAGAAGGATCAATGCGTGGATTGGGAATCTCGGCAAATATGGCGCTCAGCGGCTCATTGGTGTTGTTGCTTACCCCGATGGCGTCATTGATCTTGCGGCTCTTTACTGCGCTGATCTCGTCGTCGGTGATGCCTGCCGCCTTGTTGAACAGCAGCCCAGGCAGCGACTCCTGCCGGTGCTCGGCAAAGTGCGTGCGGGTTGTGTTGTACTCGTCCTGAAGCTCCAGCATGCCATCCACAAGGGAAGGCGGGAAAAGCATGCCGTCGATGCGATCAAATTGCAGAGCAAAGAACGGGAACCACTGTTCGCCAAGTGCCTCTGGGCAAAATGGTGGACGGGCATAGCACTTGCTACCTTCAGCAAAGGTGTACACCGTCTGACTGCGGCGGTCCCACACTTCCCATACGGCAATGACTAAGTCGGCCTTATCACCGGCCTTCTTCTCTTCTTTCGATTCGCGGGCGTACTCTCGCACCCCTGAAGGAGCATCCTTGCCGAATGCCTCCTTGTATTCATCTTTCCGCATCCAGATCCGGTGCGCGATCGCATCGGCCTGGGCGTATTCGTCAATGCTCTGAATCCCATCATCGAGAATCAGCACATCCTCTGCCAGAAGGTTATCAACACAGATACCCTCGGCAACCGTGACCTCCACCTGCTGCTCCAGCGCATTCATCTGCGCCTCAAGCTCAGCCAGATTGGCCTGGTGCTCATCGGCAGAGGTATCGCCATCCTGCAGATCAGCCATCAGCGCCTTTATGCGCTCGATATTGTCCTGTGTGTCGTTGATCCGATTACGGATGATCGGGTCGTCAACAATGTCTTTCTGGTAGCTCAGCTTCACCCAGCCGACAGTCGTAGTCAGCGCAGCACGGACAGCCGCCTTGCCCCTGACCTTGATTTTGCCGTCTTTCACAAAGACACGATTGAGGGTGATCTCAAGAGTCTTGGCGAACTTTCGGACAATCTCGTACTTCTCAGGCGAGACACTTTCGCCGGGGGTAACGGCAATTTCAGGATTCTTCGCGTAGATGCTCGGCTGAATAATGGCAAGCCGAGACTGGATCACGTTCACACGGACCAGCCCCTTCTCTCCATCGTCGCCAACCTCGCCAGCAACGTACTCACGCGCCTTTTTCCAACGCTTCCGGAGTTCCTTGGCGTTTTCATAGGCGGTTTTTACGCGCTTGTTCAGTCGGCCAACCATCGCCTCTTCACGAGGATCGATCTTGCCGCTTTCCCCCTGCGATGCCATGGGCTATCAGCCAATCAGCTTGGCAGCAACGGTCCCGGCAGTGCGAGCAGAGCAGACCAACTGGTAATACTTGGCCAGCTTGGGAATATCCAGCACTGTAATGCCGGTATTGGCAATCGTGGCGCCAGATACATCGGCATACGTGGAGCCATCATCCGAGCTTTGCAGCTTGGCAGCGCCAGCGAACAGGCCGTCAGAGGAATAGATGATCAGAACGGCTGTTTCGCCCTGGATAAAGGGAGAGGTGCCAGTGGCAACAGCAGTGGCAGAGGCAACAGAGGCCAGAGAACCGAGTGCGAGAGTCTTCATGTAGTGCTCCAGATTAAGAAACCGGGCGAGCTTCGGTCGTAATCTCAGGCCCGACACTGAGGTACGCCGTGAAATGACTGACCGACTCGTGCAGCCCGTCGCCTGCCAGTTGTTCGGCAACGAGAGGGCTTGGGGCGGTCACGCAAATGAGATTTCCCTCCAGCAACGAGCCTTCACCCATCGCTCCCTCTTCCTTGACGGAGTAGAACCACTTGTCGCGGTCCTGAAACTCAAAGTCAGGCACAGGGTTTTTGAGGGCGACAAGGTCCGCCATCGTGAGACGGGGGCGCGTTGCCTGAAGAACTGAGATTGAGGCTTGTATATCCATAGCCCCGAGAATACGGGCGGACTTCCTTGTCCATGCGAAGTGTCAGCCGCTGCGGTACTTGCTCTTTTGTTTTGGCTCGTTTGTGTACTTCATTAGCCAGTCGAGGGTGCCGTATGTCGGGCCATTTTGTTCTGGCGAACCCTTGATGATTGGTCGAGCCATGCAGCCATAGCGCAGGGCGTCCGGGGCATGGTCCTCGTTATCTGAGTTAACGTCCTCTGGCTTGTGCTGGTCGTGCTGCAGCGCCGGTAGCGTCCGTATCAAGTGAACACAGGTGCTAAACATGAACAGCAGCGGCTTACCGTCCTCTTCACCGGTAAGCCTGGTACGGATCTGCTCCCACCCTGCAATGCGCTTGTTGTCGGCCCTGCGCCAGGTAACGCCAACTGCAGTCATGTCATCGGCAATGCTTGGCCCGCCATCTGCAGTAAAGATGGCAGGATCAGCAACGCCCCATCCGCCCTGCCCCGTAGTTTCGCCACCATCCAGCTTCTTGATCTGCTTGGCTACAGCCTTGGCGGTCATCTTCAGCCCGACATTGGCGGTTTCGCCCATGCCGTAGTATTCGCGGTAGGCAATCAGCGCGCCGCGAGGGAATCTCGCATCATCCCCATCCGACACGGCAATCCAGTAGCAGGCAAACGGCTTGGCTGAGCCCCAATCGAAGCACCTGTATCGCGTCCAGTGTTTCGGAATGGTGAAGGGCTTGATGATGTGCTTCTCTGCTGAGAACTCAGAAAAATACGCGCCATCGACAACCGTCCAGTCCCCCTCCAGCCATGCCCGGACCAGCTGTGCCGAGCCAGACATTTTCAGGCGGTCGGCATAATCTGGATCGTGCCGTGTCAGCATTCGGTTATCAGTTAGCCTCGATGGGATGAACACGCGGGATTGCTTTGTGTCAGGGTCAATCAGCGGCTGGTAGCCGGCTGGCGCGGGGTCGATGTACCTCGCCCTTACCCAGTGATGACCAGGGCCGCCCGGGTTGGCTGTCGCCCTCATCCGGCAGGGAACACCAGCGCCGGAGCGAAGTGTTGCCATCACCTTGAATATCGGCTTCGGGCTGGCCCAATTGGTCAGTTCTTCAAAGTACAGGCGGGTGTAGTCATGGCCCTGGTAGTTCTCGGCATCGTCTTCCCGCTCCAGATAACGGAACTTCAGCACGGCGCCGTTCGGAAACACCCATGACTTCGCCTGCTCCAGCCATCGGGCACCAAGCGGAAAGTAGATTTGCTTACTCCGGGCAATGGCTGCCTCAAGCTGCGGCAAGGTATGCCGAAAGAACACGCCCTTGGCATTCTCAGCGTACCGACCTGCATGCACAGCCCACTCACCCAGGCAGGCGTCAGTCTTCCCGCCACCTCGGGCGCCGCCGAACATGACCTCGAAGGCCGGGCAACTCAGAAACGCGGTTTGCGGTCCTGGCTGCGGCCTCCAGACTAGCTGTGCGTCTGCGCCCATTGCTCAAGGGACTCCGATTCAGGAACAGTCTGCACGAATCCAGTGTGCTTGATTTCCTGCTTCTCGACATACAGGCCTGCGGCCTTTCCTCTGGCCACTTCCGCCTGAACGGCAGGCCCGAACTTCAGGTCGGCCTCAGCGAGATCACGCAGCCGCTTCAGGTCATTCAGGTGCGTCTCAAGTGTCACTTGCGCCTTCTCGACTGCTGGTTTCCGTAGCTCCGCAAGCCTTGCTGCAATCTTGCTGTTGTCGAGCATGGCCTTGGCGTTGCGGTTGATGGTCGTTTCCTTCATGGCTCCGGCCTCGTAATTCTGCCGGTAAGCCTCGCTCGCGTTACCCGTCTCGATATAGGTCAGGCAAAAGCCTTCCTGCTTTGGCGTTAGCATCACATCCCCCCTTGAGGCTTCAGCCGGACCAGCCAGACAGGATTGTGACCATCAAGCCGACCATCACGAGTCTCAATGCCGAGCTCCAGCTTGCGCTCCTTGATGATGGCCAGCGTCTTCCGGTGCTCAAGGCCTGCATGCTCAGATATGGCAATCACTGACTGCCAGGTGCGCAGGAGTACGCGCTCAACCCGGCCGATCTCGTGCGCTGTGTATGTAATCCCTCTGGACATATCCGCTTCCCCCTTAAAAATTGACGCGCAAGCCGATTGAAATGTTGTTTTGTGCACACCCAATGGATGTGGCCAAGCTCAGGTACTGCCATGACTCGCGCCAGCCATGAGGCAGCAAGTAGCTGGTTGCGGTATGGGCAATGGCTCCGATGACAAAGGTATTCAGTACCCGCCTCGGGCTTGGGTCGCCGCCAATGACAGGGTTCTGTTCCTCAAACTGCATGAACCCTGCGTCCTCGTTCTTTCTGGCAAGGTCCATGGTTGTGCCGTAATCAACTATGTTGGCCATGTGCCAGGTTAACTCCCTGACGGTGTCCTCACGGCGCCACTCATTGGCGGAAGCAATAGCCCCGGCCATGCAACCGACAACAGCCAGCATCAGACGGGCAATCATGTCGTCTCCTTGATGCGAACCAGCACCATCCCGCCCTTGACCACATCAGCGCTCTGGCTGAACTGCGTCACGAACCGGCGGTCATTGATACCGAGCGCGTCAGCAATGCCATCCCGGGCAGCCTTGAAGCTGGCCAGAATGTTGTCCTCGTCCCGATGGCGGCGGTCTGGCGGCACGAACTCAAGCACGAGCAGAATCCGGCCATCATCTGGTGCGACCAGTCCGGCTTGCTTGGCCAGTACGTGAGCGGCAGCCCTGTACGCCTTTGTGATTTTTGATTTCTTCGCCCAATGGATACGGGCATTGGGGCTCAGTTCCTTTGGTGGCCATGGCAGGCAGAGGATCTTGTCTGTCATCCCAATATCTCCCTGACCTTTTCCAGAAGCTCGGCCTCAGTGCCGAAGTTGGCCTCCCATGTGCGCTGGCCGTCATGCAGTGCAACGCCATGCCCACCGGTGCGGTGATGTGGCGCGCACAGCGGCAGAACGTCCATGTGTCCGGCTCTCTGCCCCATACCGGCAAGGCTGCGGGGGTGGTGTAACTCAGCAGGGGTCGGTCCATAACCGAGACGGCGGCAAACGATGCAACCGAGACGGGCAACTGCTGCCATGTGTCGCTTCTCTGCGGCCGTGGTCATTTCGTCCTCCAAGCCCAGACGATCAGGGCTATCAGGAGAAGGTGCGGGGCCAGTTCTTTCATGCCGCTCTCCGTGCCATGGCTTCGTGGTACATATCCTGCGGGACTTTGATGTGCCCCCAGCTTCTGCCTGCCTTAATTTCGCTAATCGCACTGCTCGTTACTACCGGGTGGTCGATGGCGATCTTGCATACGCGATCCCCCATCATTAGCCGGAGTTTTATTTGAATAACCTCTTCAGTTGTCAGTTTGTGCGCCGGACTCTCTTCTCCCGGTCCAGAGTTTGAAACCATGCGCCCAAGCCTCGCCGCATGCTCCATGTTCTGCTTGTGAGTGACCCATTCCAGATTGACGACAGCATTATTCCAAGGGTGAGCGTCAATGTGGTTCACATGGGGCGCGCCCTCAACATTGGGAATGAAGGCCAGCGCAACCAGCCTATGAACAAGATGCCGCTTTCTTCCGGCATCGGTTTTAAACTCGACCGTCCTGTAACCATGTCTTGCTTCTGTCGTCTTCAGTATCCGCACAGGCAGGATTCTTGTGGTCCATATACCTTTTGGCTTTGTCACTATCTCTCTTGCCAGCGCCTTAACTCGGCCTGCACTAGAAACCTCATAAAAGCTCTCGTACCCTGGGATAGCTCGCCATTCTTCGATCATGCTGCTCGCCCCATGTCGTCCGGGTGACTCAGGCGCACGCCAAGCCCGGTGTAGTGATTCCATACCGCATCAAGGAATTCTTTCTTCTGTTTCACGGTCATCAGGCGCGTTACCGGGAAGTCGAACGGCTCGGCCATCAGCGCCAGCTTCGTCTGGTAGTCCATCGGCTTGATGATCCGGTCGTAATCAGCCTTGAATGCGTCGTCGCCGCGCAGGATTGGCACGCCAAAGTGCAGCTTGCAGTAGGATCGCTTCTCTTCGGCTGTCTCGTCGCGCAGTTGATCTGCGGCCTGTGCGTGCCACATCTGCTGAAGCTTGTTCTGGGGGTTTGTGCGCTCTTCTCCCTGCTCGGTGATGGTCACGATGTACCCGGTCTGGCCATCAAGGGCGTCAAGCATGGCGGCCAGTCGATCACGGACCGATGCCCTTGCGCCCCCAGCTGGCAAAATCACTCGCTTCATCCCTTCCTCCCGATCCATATCCGGTCTATCTCAGCCCTCAGCGCATCCTCAAACGCCACGCGGCGGTGACCGCCGTGCTGTATTGACAGTTCCTTGATGGCCTTCCGGCGGACTTCAATGCCGCGCATCTTGATAATCTGCTGGGCGATGGTCTTGACCAGGTGCGGGTCTACGGGCGGCGAACTCATGCCGGCCCCCACTTCGCCATCAACATCGGGTGGCAGCTCGGCATCACCTTCTGGTATATCCGGACGCACTGGCGGCAGGTTGTGGCGCGCTCATCAAAGGCGTTGCCGTGCCGGATACGCTTGCAGCAGTCACACGCCTTGCTGTTGTCTTTGACCATGGCCAGCGCCTGCCGGATGGCATCGCTGCGAATCTGCCCGGCAAAGCTCGGCACATCGAATGTCAGTGCCGTCATGCTGCATCCCCACACAGACAGTCGAGTCCGCTGTCATCCAACATTAGGATTTCAATTTGCCCTAGTGCGTAGTCTTTCATCGCCTGATAGCTCGGCCGATCTGCTCGAAAGCGCCCGCACTGCCCAGCGTCTCCAGCCTGCGTAATCTTCTGTTCCTGCTCGATCCACCAGTCAGCTGCTGCAGGATTCTCACGGATGAGTGACATAACTGTTCCTGCGCCCTTCAGAAAGCACAGGTCACAGTTCCCATGCGGGGTCACGCCATTGTTGTTGCCGTGGGCCAGATCAAACGGCTGGCGCTTCCAGAAGGCTCCAACCATTGCTTTCGTTACGCCAAGATCAGCGAGCGGCAGGAATGGCTCCCCGCCAGAGTTGTCACGTCCCTGCTTTCTCAGGTTGGAAACACGGCGCTGCTCATCGGCGCGGATGCCCATGGCGTTCTGCCATTCGGCATATCCAAGCGAGCGCATGAAAGCCTCACCGGCCTTAACTTTGAGGTTGGCAGTGCAAAGGCGCTGCGTCGGGTTTGGCAGGTAGCCAAGAGCCGCGATCATCTTTGCGAACGGCTCGCCATTAGTAGAGCAGGTGGCGCGGTCAACGATGCGGAAATTGCACTTGTTCCGGCCAGGCGGGATGAAGCCATCCCATTCGATCCATGCAATAGGCACCGACCACCGCTGGCTGCATTCTTGAATGAAGTCCAGTGTCTGCGTAGTTTCCTTTCCCGTGTTCTGGAAAGCCACAATGCAGTCAGCCGGAAGGCCGCCATTGGCCTCAAGTATGTTGTGAAGCATGTACCCACTTGTCCGGCCTCCGGAGAAGCAGATCTGGGTTGGCTCTGTGAGTATGTACGGATTCATGCTGATGCCCTCACCTTCTTGCACCAGTGTTGCGCGGCACGGCGATCAAGACGAAGGCCGGTGCGCTGGTTGTACATTTGCGATATTTCCGCACCCTTCGCCCTCGGGTTGTCGGCAATGATCTGGCGTAATTCCGGATAGAGGCTTTGCGGGACACGGCAGTTGACCGGGCCTCTGACTTCCAGCTTCCAGCGCGAGACTGTGGATTCATGTGCCGACAGGCCCATGTAGCTCAGTTGCTCAATGACTTCCGCCACGGTCGCGCCTTCGCGGAGCATCACCAGTCCTGCCTTCCTCGCTGGCGAGTCTGGCTTGTTGATTTTGTAGCCTGACTTCCGTGGCGCTTCGCATGGCTTTGGTGCGCGCTTTGGTTCGTCAGCCACATATTCGCGGTACTGCTCTGTGGTCAGCTGCATCTTCTGCTTGATGATGCGAGCAGGCAGACCGTCGCGGTACAGGGCAATGGTGAGGTCGCGGTCGTTCATGCTTTTCTCCTTGGCTTCTTGCGGGCCTGCGCCTGTCGCCGCTTTGCTCTCTCGCTGTCACGCTGCGCCTTGCCGATGAAGCTGTGCGCAAGGAAGGACTGATAGCCCGGCAGATTCGCGGCCACTTCGTCGTCATTGAATGGAAATGCTGCGCTCAGCGCCTTAGTGACCATTGGCTGCCTCCAGCGCATTCAGGGCCTGCTGGCGGCGTTCGTTGAATGCCTTGGACTGCGCCAGCCGCTGTGCTTCGCGCTCATCGTTGGCATTGGCTGCTGATTCGCTCAGCTGCTTGCTCAGTTCTGTCCATCGTGGATCAATGCCGGCATCAACTGTTTTGCCAGTCAGCAGCGCGACCACATTGCCTTCGGCCTTCTTTGGCGGCATCAGGTGCAGAACCTGGGCATCAGTGAGGCGTCCCGCTTCATGCCCAGCCTGCAGCGCAATAATCCGATGGCTCTTGTCGTCGCCCAGCGAGACAGTCCACTTCGGCACAGGTGGTGCCGTCCGGAGAATGCGCTCGTATGCGGCATCGAATGCCTTGCGGGCCCCGTACTTGTCGCCACCAGCATCAAGGCATGTCCGGGCAGGCGCGGATGCCTCGGCAATCTCAGGCGTCCACACGACAGTGCGGGATTCGTCCATGCTCTCCAGAACCAGCGGCCATGCCTCATCAGCCGTCAGGTGACCGCATTCGCCACGGATATGATTCAGGATGTCTGCCGGCAGCGGAGCGAACTGGCCACGCTTGCCGGTGATGTGTGCCGAGAAGGCGCGACGGACGATGACAAAATCATGTGCCGACAGTGCTGCCCACCACAGGCGCTGCGTGCCAACGGTGATTTCCTTGCCGTACATGGCGAGGGTGTCGGATACCAGTTCACGGAATGCGCTTGCCTCAGTTGCCTGCATGGCTGAAATCTCCTTCGATGAAATCGGTCACAGGGGGCTTGCCGGTCATTTCAAATTCCCATTCGTCCAGAGCGGCCTTGTTGTTCGCGGCAATGCGCTCGGCCTTGGTCTGGAATTGCTGCCCACTTGCTTTGCTGGATGCCCCTCGCGCCGCCCAGTCATCACGGATCGCGTTCATCAGGGCGGCATCCCAATCGGCGTATGTCGCGCCCTTGGCTTTTGCCCACAGGGCGAACTTGGCGAAGTTGCTGGCAACACGGTCACTGGAATACCCGGCTGCGATCGCCCAGGCACTGACTCGTTCTGACACCACGAAGTCGTCAGGCATCGCATGCTTGCTTGGTGCACGCTTGGCCGGCTTGTCCGGCAATGTTTTTAATACTGGTGTTGGTGTTGGTGTTGGTGTTGGTGTTGGTGGCATTGCATTAGCATTGTTATTTGATGCCACGGCATCTGCTTCTGTATGCCGTGGCATTGCCGGTGCATTGCCGTGTTCTTGTTCTGGCTTGTGCCAGCGCTTATTGGCTTTCTCGCGCTGCTTCTGCTGCTTGTCGCGCATTGCATCAATTTCGCCGTCTGCACGCTTGTTTATCCAGCCATCAGGGGTGGCCTCAAAGAACTCCTCCAGCACCACTCTGACGGCTTCGCGCTGATCTTCAGTCGAAGCAAGAACAAGGCGGAAAACAGCCCGCAGATCGGTTGGAAGCGGCTTTTCCTGGGTGTAATAAACATCAAGCAGGCGACGATATGCCGCGTCCTCATCCCAGCTCAGATGCCGGGTTGCGCTTGCGTAGTCGCCTATGTGAAATGGGTAATAGTTCACGCCGCTCTCCATTCTTTCGCTGGATGGCCGTGCGTTTTCGGTGAGGTGGTTGACTTGTAAGAACCCGTCCAGGCAATGAGCCCGCGACGGCATGCAACACGAGGAAGGCAGCCCCATACCTTGTGGCTGACAGGCTGTGGCAATCCCATGCCATGCGCCCAGGCACGGAAATCCTCAAACAGGAACGGCAAGCTGCCCCGCTGTTGCGTGAACTGCTCCAGCAGGTCTATGGCCTGCTCCGACCATGTGCCGGCATTCAGCAGAGCAAGTTGCTGGCCTGCTTCTTTCAGTTCGGTTGCTGTTTGCATCTTCACTCCGTCAAACAGTCGCTTTTGAGTCCCTGAACAGGGCCTTCACTTGCGCTGCTTTCATCTGCCGGCGATACCGGCGCTTCATTTCGTCACGAATCAGCATCTGTGCGGCCTCGTGAGGCTCGGTGCCTGGGAAAGCCTTTTCCAGGGCCTCCGCTTCTGCATCGGATAGCGATATGCTGATTTCCATGCTGTCTACCCGAGCAAGCTGGCCTGCGTTTCTTCGACCTTGATGCGATCAAGGGACGCCAGCAGAAGGTCACGCGCAAAGACGGCCTTTTGGCTGTGGTTGTACTGAGCCAGTGCCTCAAGGAGGTGTATTTCCTCCTCGTTCAGCCTGACCTTTACTTCGTGATCACGGATGTGGCGTGGATTGGCGTACATGGCGAGCTCCTGTCAGGCGGCTTTCTGCTTACGCTTCAGCGGAAGACCATCCGTCTCATTTGGGTAAATGTCCGGACGCAGCTGATGAGGGGTGACCTGGTAATCAACAGCCTTGCAGACAGCAATAACGCTGAGGGCTGAAACACCGTCACGGTCACGGTTGAGCCAGTTGAAAACGTGGGACGGGGTAACCTTCCCGCCCACCTTGTCCGCCAGCTTGTTTGTGTTGCCGGCAATATCGATTGCCCGCTGCAAATGTTCTTTGGGTGTCATTTGTTGTTTCCTCCGACCAGCCAATAACAACACCTGTTGTTTTGAATGTCAACACCTGTTGTTAGGAGAAAGCAACAACGATTGTTTTAATTGGCCTGATAGATATGGCGGGATTGGTATGGCTCTAGGATCACGATTGGCAGAGGCCCTCAGGGCCAAAGGAATGAACCAAACCGCACTGGCCAAGGCGTCAGGGACGGAGCCTGCAACAATCCAGGCTGTTATCTCCCGCGACAGCGGCCAGTCCAAGTACGCGCTTGCCTGGGCAAGGGCCCTTGGCATTCGCTATGAGTGGCTTATCGATGGCGAAGGCCCCATGGTTGATGACGGGTGGGATGACTTCTTTCGCAACATGGATCAGGCAAAGGCGAGAAAAGAAGGTCCTCCGGCATCCCTTGATGGGTACGCCCTTGCAAGAATGTCCACCTGGGATGACGCTACCCCGCTCGATCCAGATGACGTGGAGATCCCGCTGTTTAAGGAAATTGAGATAGCAGCCGGTGACGGTGCCACCCATAGCGTCGAGATCAATGGCCGCAAGCTGCGGTTCAGTAAGGCAACGCTCAAGGCGGCAGGTGTTGATGCCGCCAATGCAGCCTGTGCCACGGTGACCGGCAACAGCATGGAGCGCCTAATTTCTGACGGGGCGACCATTGGGGTTGATCGGGGTCGAACACAGATCAGGGATGGTGAAATCTATGCCATCGACCATGACGGCATGCTTCGGGTGAAGTACCTGTACAGGATGCCAGGTGGAGGGCTCCGTCTGCGATCAGAGAACAGCGGCGAGCATCCAGACGAAATACTCACGCAGGAGCAGGCCCAGCGGATCCGGGTGCTTGGGTGGGTATTCTGGTGGTCAACTTTAAGGACGTGGGGTGGTCGATGAATATGCGGGTTTTGGCGCTTCTTCTTCTCTTGGGTGCAGCAGAGGCAAATGCCGCAGAGTGGTATAGGCTCTCTAAGTCCTCAGACGGAGAAAGCCTTACCTTTATTGATTCGTCGAGCCTGTCAACAACCCCTCAGGGGCTTAGGCGGGCATGGCTGTACTCCATCAACAAAGACAAGTCATCCAATAAATATCTTGAGTCAGTGAAGTGTAAGGCGAGAGAGCGAGGAATCCTTTCCTACATCAACTATGCGGCAGACGGAAAGGTTGAAAACAACTACAACGTCAAGGCCGCGACCTATTCGCCAGCTGTCCCCGAGACTATTGGGGAAGCCACGCTGGACGCGATTTGCAGCCCAAGCATCAAACAATTCGCCATTAAGAGGGGTGGCTATTACGCACCTCTCCCCATGGAGGCAGCTGAGATAGAGCTTAATCCCGATGCGCCAGCAGCAGAGGCGGCAGAGCCAGTGGAGGAGTCAGAGGCGCATGTGTACTCCGATCGGCCAACGTCGCAATATGACGACATTCAGCGCCTGCCTAGCCACTGCGTAGCCAAGTGCGCAGACGGATACAGATGGGCCATTACGAACAGGCCATTGCTAAAACAAAGCTGCTCCCTTCTGCCGACGACGACCGAGGGATCCGGATGCCTGTTGTGGATGGAACACAATAGGTAGAGCCCTGACCAATAACCAAAATGCTAGGCTCTAAAGAAAAATGGGGTGGACGATGATGGCTTTGCTTTCAGGGATGGCGGATTAAGGAAAAGTTATGGCTGGAATTTTTCTCTCTGATGATCAGATTAAATATCTTTTGACTGCGCCAAAGCGCGTGGTATCGCAGTCCAGGCCTAAGTCGAGCAAAGGCTCTGAGCGATGGGACTATACAATCAGGCTTTCTGATGGATCCACCCTTATTCTGTATGCGCGTCAAAACATAATCGAAGATGAATCCTTCTCTTGCGGACTGCGCCTTGATCGCGACGGAGAGACGTTCACACTCTGCCGATATAATGGGGCTAGCCACCCCCATAAGAATCCTATAGAAAACGAGCAACTTGTATTTGTTGAGCATATCCACATGGCCACAGAGCGGTATCAGGTGGCCGGCATGGAGCCAGATAAGTTTGCCATTATCACTGACCGGTACAAGACTCTCAATCAGGCCCTGAAATGCCTAGTTGAGGATTGCAACATCGAGGGAGTAGACTTCTCTTCACTCCAATCAGCCAAGGATATGTTTCAGTGACGCCGGATTATGCCGCTCTTCGTGAGCAGCTCTGCCAGCAATTCTGCTCTGCCGTCTTTCTCAAGGAGAGAGAAGGCGGAGCATTGCTGTCACTGCCCGTGCACGACCGGGATGGCGATGCCTTCACTGTCTTCATTCAGCCTATCGCTGCCGGTTGGCGTATCTCCGACCGTGGCAACACGTTCATGCGCCTCAGCTATGAGAACGATGTTGAGCGCCTTCTCAAGGGGAATCGCGGGCGGTTGCTTGAGTCCTTCTTGACCGAAGCCGGTGCCACAGAGAGCGATGGCGAGATTACGGTCGAGGGCTCAGCCGATCAGCTGACGGGCAAGCTCTTCGTTATGGCGCAGGTGATGGGGCGAATATCGGATTTGTCTCTGTGGACGCAATCTCGTACTGCCTCAACGTTCCTGGATGATTTGCGCGAAGCTATAGCAAAGACCGTCCCGGCCGATCGTATTCATGAGGACTATCTGATTCCCGGCCTACCTAATGCTGACAGCTACCCTGTTGATTTCTATATTGAAGCCCCTCGCCCGCTTTATGTTTTTGGAGCCAACAACAGAGAAAAGGCCAGGCTTGTGACCATTATTCTCAGTCATCTCCAGCTAACGCAGCATGACTTTGACTCGCTGGTTGTGCTGAGTCGGCTTGAGGATATCCCTAAGCCTGACATGGTGCGGCTGATGAATGCCGCAAACGACATGGTATCCAGTGTTAGCGAAGCTCAGGCTCTCGATAGAAAGCTGAGACATAGGCTGTAATCAGCAGCCATCACAAACAAGCCCCGCAAGCCGGGGCTTTTTCTTGCCCGCAATTCCCCAAGCACCACCATCCCGCAGCAACCACCAGAGCAGCCTTGGCTTACCGTTCGTCGGCAAAACAACCTTTGTTGTTATTTAATGGCAACAACTGTTGCATCAATAAACAACAGGTGTTGTAATTACTCCATCGAACCGCGCTACGGAATGACTGCCATGAATACCGCCTACATCACCGCAGAGAACAAGGACTACGACGATGTGCCGGTCGCGGTCACTTACGAAGTGATCGGCTTCGGCCGCCTGCACATCACCGAGATCGTTGGTGACCTGCCAGGCGAGAAAGGCCCAAGCCTGATGCATGACTTCGATCTGGAAGACGTAGCCACCGACATTTGCGCCCGTCTCGAATGGAAAAGCGAGCCGCGCTTCCGTGGCGACAACTGAGGGAATGGTAATGGATCAGCTTCTCGAAATCGTTATGTCGAACCGCTTCGCCTTCGTGGTGCTGTTCGTCATCCCCGTCATTCTCGGCCATGTGCTGGCAAAAGGAGCATCGCTGTAATGGACCCAATTATCTGGTTCACCGCACTCATCGGCCTTCTCTGCGGTCTGGCTGGCTACTTCATCGGCTATGACAACGGCGAGACAAACGCCATGGCCATGTACACCGACGAGCAAAACAAGCGCGTCAAGGCGGAATACGAGATCAAGCACCTGAAGCGTACCAAGGAATGCTTGGACGACAAGGTAATACAGCAGCAGAAGTTGCTGGCCGAATTTGATGCAGAAACAGCCTGAATAAATTACTGGAGTCCCATGAAATGAGTATGCCCGCAGTGAAACAGAGCTTCTCCCTTGCTCCACAGAGCATCGATGAAGCCATCCGATTTGCCGAGATCATGAGCAAGTCCAACCTGGTGCCGAAAGACTTCTCCGGCAATGTCGGCAACATCCTTGTTGCTGTCCAGTGGGGCATGGAGCTTGGTCTGCAGCCAATGCAGGCCATGCAGAACATCGCCGTCATCAATGGTCGCCCGTCTCTCTGGGGTGACGCCGTGATCGCTCTGGTGAAGTCCTCTCCTGCTTGCGAATACGTTGTCGAGGAAACCAGCGATGACGCCGCAGTCTGCCGCGTCAAGCGCCATGGCGAGCCGGAGCAGTCCCGCACCTTCACCAAGGCTGATGCACTCAAGGCCGGCCTGCTGAACAAGCAAGGGCCGTGGACACAGTACCCAAAGCGCATGTTGCAGATGCGTGCACGCTCCTGGGCGCTGCGTGACGTATTCCCTGATGTTCTGCGCGGTATGCCGATTGCCGAAGAACTGCAGGACATGCCGACAGAAAAGGACATGGGCTCTGCCGTGGTGGTTGCTGCTGCCCGTCCTGAGATCGAAGCCTACCCCGACGACAAGTTCACCGAGAACTTCCCGAAGTGGGCCGCTGCCATTGCCGCAGGCAAGAAGACCGCTGCCGAGATCATTGCCATGGTTGAAAGCAAAGCCACGCTGACCGATGCCCAGAAAGATTGCATCCGTAACGAAGAAGCCCAGGAGCACGCAGAATGAAAACCTTGAATCTTACACAGGGTAGCGCCGAGTGGTTGCAGGCTCGCCGCCAGCACCACACCGCCAGCGAAGCCAGCGCCATGATGGGCATGTCGAAGTACCAGAGCCGTAGCGAGCTTTTGCGCGCAAAGGCAACCGGCATCGCGGAAGAAGTGTCAGGCCACACGCAGCGCCTGTTTGATCGCGGCCATGAAACCGAAGCGCTGGCCCGCGCTATTGCCGAGGAGATCATTGGCGAAGAACTGTACCCGGCTACCGTGACCGATGACGAGGGCTACCTTCTGGCTAGTCTTGATGGCATGACCATGATGGGCGACGTTATCTGGGAGCACAAATTGGCAAATGCCGATTTGATTGCCGATGTTCTTGCTGGCCGCTGCCCGGAATGTCACTTCTGGCAAGTTACCCAAGCCCTGCATATCACCAAGGCCGAAAAGTGCCTGTTTATGGTGTCCGATGGCACGAAAGAGAACTGCCATCATGTGTGGGTGACTCTCGGAGAGAATTACTCCCGTGATCTGGTGTCTGGATGGAAGCAGTTTGATGCTGATCTGGCCAACTACACGCCAGAAGCACCGAAGGCTGAAGTGATCGGACGCGCCCCTGACGAACTGCCAGCCCTGCACATCGAAGTCACTGGCATGGTTACCGCAAGCAATCTGGATGCTTTCAAGTCCAATGCCATCGCTGTGATTCAGGGCATCAACCGCGAACTTTCGACGGACACTGACTTTGCCAATGCCGAGAAAACGGTGAAGTGGCTGGGCGGTGTTGAAGACAAATTGAAGGCCGCCAAAGAACATGCCCTGGCACAGACGCAGAGCATTGACGCTCTGTTCAAAGCCATCGACAGCATTGGCTCCGAAGCCCGCACCACGCGCCTTGAGCTGGAAAAGCTGGTGAAGGCACGCAAGGACGGAATCCGCATCGAGATCCAGCAGGCCGCGCAGCAATCTCTGTTTGATCACATGGCCGGCCTGAGCCAGCGCCTTGGTGGCAAGGTCACCATGCCGCCCTACACCGCCGACTTTGCCGGTGCCATGAAAGGCAAGAAGACCGTTGCCAGTCTCAAGGATGCCTGCGACACGCTGCTGGCACAGGCCAAGATTGAAACCAGCGCCCTCGCTGACCGGTTTGAAATCAACCTGAACAGCCTGCGCGACCTGGCGGGCAATCATGCATTTCTGTTCAACGATGTCCAGCAACTGGTGGCCAAGGCCAATGATGACCTGGTACTGCTGATCAATGCCCGCATCACTGACCACGAAGCGAAGGAAGCGGCCCGCATCGAAGCTGAAGTGCAGCGCAAGCTGGCCGCAGAGCGCGAGGCGGATGCTGTCGCCGCCCGACAGGCAGAAGCTGCGCACCGAAAGGCCCAAGAGAATTTGAATGCCGGCCAGACAGCCATCACGGAATCGAAGCGCGAAGAAGTGAAGGCAGCAGTGACCGCTTCCATCAAGCAGGCAAAGCCAACAAACACACGCCCCAGCGATGCGCAGCTGTGCAAGGCAATCTGTCTGCAGTTCGATGTTCCCGAATCCATGGCTGATGCCTGGCTGCGTGAATACGGTTTCGTCTCTGCTGCCTAACCATGACGCCTGGCTGGCGTAACCAGCCACTCATACCCACCGAGGCCAGCGCCATGAAAGCACTGATCCTGATAGCGCTCATAACCCTGCAGGGCTGCTCCGTCTTCGAGCCGATCCGCAGCCAGCCACTGTACTCCGAGGTGACTGCTCGCGTGATCCTGACTGATGACATGCCGAACAATGTGCACGGAGTCGCAACCTGGAGCAACAACATCTGCACGATCCACCTGCGGCGCAGCAAGTACCCGTACTGCATGGCCCATGAACTGCGCCACTGCTTCGAGCATAACTGGCATGACGATCGACCGAACAATGAGGATTGCATGACGCAGTGAGAACTGCGCTCACCCGGGGCCGCTTTCACGAGAGCAGCGCCGAGTGAGCGTGACGGTAAGTGCGGGGCCGGCAATTCCGCTGGCGATAGGACACCAGCCTGCGGGGCCGCACCCCTAAGCGCGGGCCGCTCACTTTAATTGAGGATGATGTGATGAACGCACAGCAGTACCTGACCCACTGCCTCGCCAATGGCTACAAGCTGCACGGAACAATGCTGCGCGCAAAGGATGGCCGCCTGGAGTTCATTCACGCAACAAAGGCTCCGCGTGATGGCAACTACATCGCCATTTATCACGAACTGTCTGATGGCTGCATGGTGCCGTCAGGCATGGAGCCAATGCAGGCGCGGATTGAAGACACCCCTGTCCCGCTCTGGGAATTTCAGATGATGGAGAAGGGCTGCAAGGCCGCGCAGCACTACCAGGACAAAGCCGAAGAACAGGCACAGTTCCTGGCAGACAAGATGCGCGAGCTGGTAACCGCCCTTGGTGATGCCATTCCTGATGAGGCAATGGCTGTGATTGATGCAGTCAGGGAGCGAATCATCATTGAGGTGCCGGCATGAAAGTCACCAACCCAGAACTAGCCGCCGTCTACCGTGCCGAAGCAGCGCACACGAAGCATAAGAAATGGGCCGAGACTCTGCTGATGTGGGCGGAGCGGCTGGAACCGATGCAGATTGATCTGTTTGGAGATGTGAAATGAAGTACGAACTGACCACGCTGCGCGATGTGTTCGATAAAGTGCCGGCTGACAGAATTGAAGATTGCCTGTTGGAGCTTGCCGTAACGATGAAGCAGGCTAAGGCCATGCGCGACTTGCTGTCGTGCGCCGGAACTGCTGTGTCCGGTGAGCCAGTCAGCACATACATGGAATGGCCAGAGCGCATCACATGGACGGATGACGGAAAGAAAACCATCCGGCTGACATTCAATGAGTCCGATGGCAGCGGTAACGGGCTTGTGCTTGAGACTAAATTGGGAGACAGCAAATGAGCGCAATGCTGAGAGAGGCAGGACTACTGAAGGAACTGGCAGAGGCCAACGAGCGCATCCGCCAGCTTGAGGCCGAGCGGGTGCCGGCACTTCAATACACAACCGGCCACTGCGCCAATAATGCAAAGCCGGGAGGCTGCCAATTGCATAACCTGCATTGCAACTATCCGATATGCGACAGAAGGCCAGTCGCCCCAGCGCAGGAGAAGGTTTGATGAGTGACAAGATGCGGGAATTTGTAGCTGAGGTTAAGCAACTGTGTAAAGACTTCAGCGACCAACGCGACCGGCCATACATGGGAGATGTTCACGCTGCACTTGATGGCCTGTACGAGCAATGGCAAGCCGCCCAGTCCGCCGCCGTTCCTGTGCTGTCAGTCTGGTATGGCGAAATGCCGGAAAGTAATGGCAAGTCTAACTGGACAGCCCTGTTGTGTCGTGATGGAGACGTTGGGTCTGGCATCACAATTGAGCGCTCAGAGTACCCTGACCGTGTTCGATATGAAGCCGACCGCGTGAGATTCCTTATTGGCGAAATAAACGAAGAGCCATGCGTTCTTGATTATGACGCAGAGAAGCATAGCGGCTATGTGAAAGCAGAGACAGCCGCCGTTCCTGTGGTGAGGGATGTGGTGGCTTATGCGCCTAATTGGGCAGTAGCGAAGTTGACTGGAGAAATGGGAACAAAGCCTGACTATGGAGTGCACGCCGCGCTTTATGTTGCAGATGAACGTGGTCCAGTGGCAGGTTGCACGCCTCTCATCATCCAGCCCACCACATCAATCACCGCCGCCGAGCTTGAGCGGTTGCAGCAGTGCGAGGATGTTCTCCGTTCGCTGGCATGTAGTCTGGCAGTTGGTGGATACATTGCAGTCCATGTAAATCCTGCGGCCTTTGAGAAAAAGATACGCGCCGGAATCGACATGCTCCTTGCGCCACTGACTGACGAGCTTGATGCTTTGCGCGAGAAGGGTGCGCAAGTGGACGTACTGCGGAAGGCATTACAGTCAATCGCTGACATGGATATGCCTGTTGACATCGTAGATGTCATGTCGTGTCTTGAGCGCGAAACGGCCTGCATAGCAAGCGCAGCCATCGACGCCGCAATCGCCGGAGAGAAGAAGGCCGCCGCCACCTATGCAGGCCCGAGCAGCACCGCCTGTGACGACCAACTGAGCGCTGGTGTAGGGGAGGAGATTTGATGCAGATGATCATCGGCAACAAATACAAATGGAAATGCGGCCATGAGATCCTGACCTACCTGGGCCACAACTGGAGCGGAAATGGCTACTGGCATCAGTTCGCGCTCATCGAGAAGCCGGAGGAAATCTGGTGCGAAGTGCTGGATCGTGACTTGCGCTTGCTGGATGAGGTTGATCCCGAGCCAGACCCCGCAATCATCACGGAAGGGCAATCCCTGGTTCACGCGGTGGCTGAATGGGCGAATGATATGCCGAGCCCCCGCAGGCACATGGTTGCATTGCGCGAGCGAAAGGAGCCAGTAGATGTGCAGGCCACAAGGATTTCGGCAGCCGAGGCCAAGCGCCAGCGCCGTGCAGAGCGTAATCGGAAATGGCAGGAGAGCAGCAATGTTTCTTGATCAAGACCAACTCAAGCGCCTGACTGGACGATCACGCCCATCAGAGCAGATGGAGTACCTTCGCCGCAATGGCATACCATTCCGGCCAGATGCAGATGGAAAGCCGGTTGTTCTGGTGGCTGCCGTAACTGCTGCCCTTGGCGGTTCTGCTGCAAATGAATCAGGGCCACGACTGAGGTTTGGCTGATGCGTCCCCGCAAGAAAGACAGGCACCTCCCGCAGTGCATGCAGCATCGGCATGGCGCGTACTTCTTTGTGAAGCGCGGCAAATGGGAGCGCCTGTCTGCTGACTATGCCGAGGCGCTGCAAGAGTATGCCTTGCGTGTGGCAACTGGCGATGGCGGCATGGCCGAATTGATCGACCGGGTTTATAACCACATCAAGCCGGGGCTGGCCAAGTCAACACAGGATCAGTATGACGTTGCCCGCCGCAAGCTTAAGCCAATCCTGCAGGAGTTCAGCCCGGAGCAGGTGCGACCAAAGCACGTTGCCGCAATCAAGGTGCACTTTGCCGATACACCAAACATGGCCAACCGCATGCTGTCATTCCTGCGCGTTGTGTTCGCGCATGCTGTCGAATGGCAGGTTGTCGAGAGCAACCCCTGCATTGGCATCAAGCGCCACAAGGAAGCCCGCAGACGCCGCCTGATCACTGACGATGAGTTCGCCACCATCCGGGCCGCATCGCCACATAAGGCCCTGCCCATCATCATGGACCTGTGCTTTCTGACCGGGCAGCGGATCGGTGATGTGCTTGCCATCAGGAACACCGACATTACGCCGGCCGGGATCGCCTTCGAGCAGCAAAAGACTGATGCCCGCCTGCTGGTACGCATGACACCGGAGATTGATGCTGTAATTGCGGCTGCCCGGGCCAGTCACCCCAAGACCGGAGACTGGCTGCTGTATACCCGCAACGGCACGCCCTACAGCTACGGCACCATCAAGGACGCCTTCGATCGTGCCAAAGAAGCGGCACAGATCAACGATGTGACCCTGCATGACATTCGCGCCATGAGCCTGACCCGCATCAACAAAGAGGGTGGCAATGCCCAGGCGCTTGGCGGTCACACGGATCCGCGCATGACGCAGAGGTACATCAGGGACAAGGAAACGCCGGAGGTTTCCGGGCCAGCAATCAGGCCGAAAGCCTCGCGGCATTAAGGTATTATCTGTACTTGCTCGCCACGAGTAGTTGACAGTCAATTGACGCATGACAAAAACAGATAACGAAATCAACGAGTTAAGCCACACTCCCATGATGCAGCAGTACCTGCGCAAGTGAAATAAGCCTTTGAATTATCTGGAATAATCCAGAATCCTGTTCACTACTCAACACGGTTTTTGATGCTATTTTGCCCTGTAAATACAGGTTGGCCGGATGAGTAATTGACAGTAAAACGGCGACTTCATCAGAAGAATTTCGTACAGACGCAGCCAGCCCTCAGCCGCATGATTCACCCGCCCCGGCCAAGCAGCGGAAGCTAGCGAAATGCGCCCACGGAGGG